TTCTTCAACTACGACCTCTTCCAGCTCGTCATTACCTGTCACGATCTTCGAGCTCGAAAGGGTCGTTGACTCGACAACAACAGCAGCCGGTTTTACTTCCTTGACCTCGGTGACAGCCTCCTTGAGGATGCGACCGATGTAAACCTTGTAAGCCTCGTCGAGCTTCTCGGTGGAGACGTTCGACAGGATGATCTTCATCTGTTCACGTGCGTTTCCCGACAGCGGTTGGAGCAGCGTGTCAAGTCTCGCGTTGCGAGCTTCAGCCAGACGGTCTGACTCGATCTCAGCCAGACGACGCTGAGCGTCCTCGAGCTTGTCGGTGGCCTCGGCCAGCTCTTGCTCGACGTCCGAGAGGTCGCCCTTGCGGAACGTGCGGAACTCAGCTTCCATCGCTTCAAAGATCTTGCGACCGAACTCGAGCTTCTTGATGCCCTCGATGTCCTCCTTGAGCTCTCCCATCTCCTCATCGAGGCGAACCTCGAGGAAGGCGTCAAGCTTGTCGACCAGTTGGTTCAGCTGCTCGGAGAGCGTCTGTGCCAGCTTCTCCTTTTCCTCGACGATCTTCTCGGCGTGGTCAACCTCGAGGTCACGGAACTTGGAGATGTCCTCCTTCAGCTCGTCAAACTCGGCGGTGAGAAACTCGGTAACCTTGGTGTCGACGGTGGCAGCCAGCTCTTCACGAGCGGCGACGAACTCCTCCGTCAGGGTAGAGCGGATCTCGACCTCTAGCTTGGTACGCTCTTCGGCAAGAAACGTGTCGACGGCGGTCTTGAACTGCGTCGTGATCTCTGCCTTGGTGTCTTCGCTGAGAAGATCGGACTGTAGCAATTTCTTCAGGATCTCGTCCAATGCCTACTCCGTATCTGGGTTAAGACGAGCTCTTTTACAAGCTAGTCTGATTTGTATTCAGTAAATATTTACTGGAGGGCAACAAAAACTCATCATTTTTCCTCTCCAGAATGAGAAAAGAGACCCAAATTTAGGTCTCTTTTTGCAAGTAATTGATCTTGTTACTTAAGTTTTTTGGTATCAGAACCAAGCTTCTTTTGGCTCGAGTGATCTGGAAGCTTCGAGTCGGCCTCTGGCCAAGCGTAGATGTACTTGCCGTAGTCATCGATCACCATCATCACCTGCACGCCCTCGGCGTTGTGAATCTGCACCTTGGCCTTGTATCCCGGCATCACGTGGTCAAAGTTGATCTCGCCTGTGGTCGCCTTGACACCGTCATCCATCGCCCACTTGGCAACCGCGTTGACCTCACGCTCGGTGTTCGGACCGTGTCCCGAGACGATCGCGAGCACCTGGATCTCGTCGATCGGAGTCCTCGTGTACTCGTTGAAGACCGCTCTGCCTAGTCGACGGATTCCCTGTTGCATGTATCCCGGAAGGTTCTTGACCATGTGCCACTGCGGGGTGACACCGTGCGTCATCTCCTTCGTGATCACCTTCGGAAGATCTCTAGGTTTGATCAGAGCAAGATCGGTTGTAGGTGTCTCTGGTTCTGGAACGCCGTCCTCAGTACGAATGTTCTGGTGAAGGTTGCGAAGGTGATCATGAGCTGACATCGGAAGGTTAATTCCAGATGTCCTTGACCTTGTCTCCGACTTGGAAGCGGTGTCACCCATCGAGCGAGGCTTGCTCTTGTCGCCCTTAGGTTCCTTGGGAGCTTCCCTCTCCTTGCTTGCGGGAAGCTTCGCGTCGGCAGGACCGTCGAGGTCGATGTCAGCCGTCTTGACCTCGTCATCCTTGGTCTTTGTCGGCTTCTTCACCTCGTAGAGCTCAGCTAGCTCGAGAAGATCCTTGATGATCACTCTTTTGATCCTCGTTGATCCCAACCCTGGCCGATGTACCCGGGAAGGTCTCTCTTGCTCTTTGCGAAGAAGAGGATGCTGTTTTTCTTGTCAAGTTGCATGAACCCGGTGCGGATCTTGTACGCGGTGCCGTCCTCAGGCACCCCGAGCAGCTCACAGAGTCCCTGAACGATCGGTGACCTGGTGCTCAGCGTGAAGACCTCACCTCCGAGCTCCGGAAACGCCTTGGGCGTGAGCATGCCAGCGTCGACCTTCTGCATGACAGGCTTCGTCTTGCTCGTGCCGTGACCGATGAACTCAAGCACCTGCTCCTCGGTCAGGGTATTGACGGAGGCCTCGAGTGCCTCTAGGTATTGCTTCATGTCACGGTAGGTCTTCATTTTGTCTGTACATTGTTCTTGAAGTACTTCTTAAACTTGTCCTCGCTCGCCAGGGTCGCTTCATCTGGCACCGCGACAACGAACTCGAGCGACATGTTGTGAGTGTCACCCTCAAAGTCATCCCACTCAAACTCAAGATCGATCAAGATCTTTTCACCCTTGACGTCGATGTGATTAACGCTCACGAACGGTGGATTGTCCATGTCGGTGTTGTCATGTGCCCGATCCTCAAACCACTCAGGATCCTCTTCGACGGCAGCAACGATCCACTTCTGGATCTTGTTCTTGTCGAGTGACTCGTTAAGCCTGTAGAACTCCGAGAACTTCATCACTCGTCCTCGACCTTGTCCTTCGGGTCAGCGACCTTGACGTCCTTCTTCTCGTCCTTCTTCTTCGAGATCCCGCGCTTCTGGCCCATGATCCAGCCCTCTGAGCCGTCCCACTCGCCGATCGACTTGGTCTCGCCTCGTACGTACGGCTTCGGCCCGACGAACGCGTTCGCGATGTCCTTGTTGCCGTCAAACCAGACATCTCGTTCCTTCTTGCGGCAAGCCGACTTCCAGGAGGTGTATGACGTGTACTGGACCTCGACACCGACGGTGCGCTGGTCCTCATTGATCGCGAGCAGTTCTACTAGAAAGTCCATTTGATGGCCTCCGTTAAGTGATTCATCCATGTCGTTATCGTTTCCTCCCATACGATCATAATACTTAGTATCCTTAAGTCTTTGAGTGACCGTTGTTTTAATATGGGTGAATTTTTTATCAGCCAATTCTACAAAACTATCAAAATCTAATTCTTGAGGAACATCAGATTTCTTTACAGTAAAATTCATCGTTGTTTCAACAGGTGAATTACCGTCAATTATCTGTCCATGGTGACCGTGGTCGCCGATCTCAAGATCAGACATCGAGGATGCCGATGCGACAATTTCAACTTGAAAATTACTGCCAACGTCTTTTACATTGACTGAAAAATCAGGCTTATCTCCACTTTGAATCCAACCGTCACCGTCTTCATACCAATCGATAAACTCATCATATTCAAAAAACGATTCAATATCGTCTTTAAAGCTACTAGCCGATATTTCTTCCTTCAAAATCTTTGAGAACCGTCCCATGTGGTTATTCCTTTTTCCATTTTCTAGAATTCCGTGCAAAGTTTGCCATCTCACGAGCATGCGGATCTCTTGACTTCAAGCCGCGTTCAATATCAGCGTCGGTGATCGGCTCGTCCTCAGACTTACCCAACCACTTGTGAAACCCACCCTTCTTGACCTTACCGATCGCCTCGTCAAGCTTCAGCATCAGCGGGATCACCGGCGCGAGCTCCTTGTGCACCGTCGCGATCTTACCCAGCGTGTCCTTGCTGAGCATCTTTACCCATGAGTCGATCTCGTCCATGAAGTCGCTGTACATCTCATCGCTCTCGGCGATGCTTCCCAGCTCACGCTCGACGGCCGACACGATCCCCCTAAGATCAGAGGGATCAACCTTGCGGTGGTCGTCGCCGAGGACGATCTTTCCGTCCTTGAAGTCAGCGTGAAACCCGAGGTTACTGAAGCCCAGGTAGTAGGCAAGCGCCTTGAGGACCTCACCTGTCGGCTTCTGGTTCTTCCAGTCTGCGGACTTGACCTCGGTGATCCCGATGAGCTCCTGTAAGAGATCCATCTCTTACTTTCTCAGCGACTGACCGGTCATCTTCTCGAACAGCTTGAACAGCTCGTCCTTGAAGAACTTCTGGGCCGCAGGGTCGTTGCAGACGGCTTCTGCTAACGTCAGGACCTTCGTGTCACCGTTGAGGGACTCCATCACGTGGTCAGGCCAAGCGTCCGGGGCCGACGGCGTCGCCACGATGTCAACTGTCACGCACGAGAATGAGTTAACCTTGCCCTCGACCACGTTACCTGACCCACGCGAGGAGACTCCGAGCTTTCCGCCTCCCTCGATGATCGCCTTAACGATCTGACCCTTGGGGGTGTTCAGGATCTTCGCCTTTCCGATCGCGTTCGAGCCGTCCATCTTCATCTCGGTGATGATGTGCGAGACGTTGTTCAGGTCGATCGTCAGGTTGTCCGGATGGTTGAGCTCACCGTAGATCGTCTGACCCTCGGAGATCCGCTTGTTCATGCTGTTGACGGCGCTCGTGATCTCCTCAAGGGGGTACAGCCTCTGGTTGCCATTGACACGATCCCCCTGCAAAAACACTCCAGAGAGGTATGAGGACTTTGAGACGTTGTTCTCTTCTACAATCAAATTAGCAGAAGCAGGGTTAAGCCGTTCGATGAGAATCAATTGTGACATTAGTCTCTTCCTAGTTCAAGTTCAAGTGTAGGGTTCTTTAGATTTGGCATCTTCTTGAGGTGCTTGACCTCCGAGAAGTAGATTTTCATCTTGTACGGGTGGCTGGGCTTCGAGTAGAGCCCACCGCTCAGTGTCTCGTCATTAAGGTGACACTCGTCAACATTGACGACCATGAAGTTGGTGCCCACCTTCGAGACATCACCTGCCAGACGAAAGCTAGAGAAGCCAGCGGCCAACCGTCCCAGGTGATACACCGCCTCAATTCGTTGAGGAGAGTCAGGATCAGCTCTGACCTGCGAGAGCTCTTTCAGAATCCCAACCTCGGCATCGGTGTCAACAATCTTGCCCTCAGTTCGAGCAGCGTGTTGTAATCGAGCCATGCCGAAGTCACGAGCTTTAGTTGCCTCGGTCAGCTCTGACTGTTGTAGTAGACTCTCTAGAGTTTTCATGGAGCTTATTTATGTACTCCGTGAAAGCTCGCCAATTTTTAGTTAATCTACTTCTTGATTGTTACTCATCAATCGTAGGCGTACCAGAGGTCCTGAGTGACAGGATCCGCGTAGTAGTTCTGGCACACCTGGTTTGCGACCAACGCGACCCAGCTAGCCAACCCGTAGTCGTTCTCGGGAAAATCATTACCCGGTGAAACGTAGACGCCGAGATATCGGTCTCCAGGCTGCACCGAGCGTGGGTTCGGGGAGACGTCGATTCGAGGTGTCTCACGAGATCCCTGGAAGGTGGCCGTCACCGTGTCGGGGAGAGTGGGATCAGCGACGCTGAACTCGTCCCGGCTCATCCACAAGAACTTTCCCTGCTGATTGGTATCGATCACCTCAACCATGATCTTGTACATGACTCCGATGCTCATCAGTATTTTTCAACTATGACATTGATGGGCTTTAACTTTAACCATTTGAAGCACATCGCTTCTGGAGCATGCTTAGCCTTGTTCGGAGCGTAATAAGCGTACTTCACATCTGATTTACCTGTCCCGGCGTAAGCTACGATGGTTTCGGTAACACTAAAGGAGCTTCCTGGGAGATCTCCCTTTTCGGTTTCTACACTGTCCGAGTAGACAAATCCTAGAGAAAAATCATCGATCGGCTTACCGACCTCAGCTACAAACGAATCACTAAGATCGGTCTTTGAAGGGAAAGTACCCTTGTGTAGCTTATTCAATTGACCAGCCGTTGCTGGCTTTCCGACGTGCAGATCATCGTTACTCCACTTATCCGATTCAAGAATCGTGACTTCAAATCCTCGTCTCCTGAGCTCATCGATGAGCAACTGTTCGGACAATACATTCTTACCGCTTACGTTCAGTGCCATGAAGATGCTCCTAGATTTCACTTATTTATCTTCTAATGAGAATCTTCTATGAAAAATTCTCATTGCCCCGAAACCGTTCCACCCTCGCCTCCACCTGCCTCTTGTCCACCTCCAGTGTCTCCGCCCTTGATGTCCTTGCCCAGGCTGTCGAGGTCGCCCTTCGGAGCTCCCGAGTCCTTGTCCTTGCTGCTGGTCGTCGTGTCCTCGGCGTCCGAGCCCCCTGACGCGTCGGAGTCACCGCCCTTCTCGTCTCCCTTGCCCTTCTCGTCTCCCTCACCCTCATCGCCTGATTCCTCATCATCACCCTCCTCAGGCTCGGTCGTCGTCTCCTTCTCGAAGTTATCGTACTCGTCAGACACCTTGATGTCGGGACGGCCCTCGACCCACTTGCTGTCGTACATCATGCGCAGGTCATTGAGCCCAGGCGCGAGTCCCTTGTCCGGGATGCCGCGCTCTTGCTTGAGCATCACCTCGTTCTCCTGGATGTCGTCCTCCGACAGACCCAGGTAGTGCATCTGCTTGTAGCGCTCGGAGAGGTACGGGACGTCCTTGACGTTGCTGTAGTTGCCGATCATCTTCTCGTCGACCTCAGCCTGCTTGTAGTTCTTGAAGTTCTGCGGGTCGACCAGCTTCAGCTTGAACAGGTGCTCCTCGATCTTGATCCCGGCTGACTTCAGGTAGGCCTTGAAGTGAGCGTCGAACGTGTCATTGATCTTTGACTGCAGGCGCGAGACGTAGTTGGCGAAGCGGAGCTCCTCGATGTACGCGATGCCCACCTTCCCCTCGTTAAGCTGCGCACCCCCACTAGCAGCAGGCCTCATATAACTAGAAGGAATCCGTAGACCCTGTAGAAATTTATCTTGGAAATATGAGAGATCATCGATCTGACCGAGATTTTCGCCTCCTGCTAATGTTTCTACACGAGATCCGCGTCCATCAGAATTGTGAACATAAACTCCTGCAGCAAGAGCAAATAGGTGACTATCTGATGGTGATTCAATCGTCAGATCACAAGTATCAGCTCTCTCTTTTAAGAACTCTACTCTAACTACCTTGTGATTGTTAGCAAACTTTAACTTAAAATCTTCATATCCATTAGCGCTCTGCTCAGGATCGGCCCACTGAGTAGTTAAAGAATAAGACCCAAATTGTCGATGATGTTCGGTGTGTTCTAAACGATCCATCTCAACAAGGTTCGTCGGTACATTGTTGAATGAGTTGTGATCAATGTGATGGATCACTGTATCCGTACCGAGCTTTGTACACATCGTGAGATGTACAAATTTCTTCTTTCCAGTCGCGTTACAGACGTACCTCATGTACCTTGGTTCTTTTTGATTCTCTTGTGAAAATCCCTTTGATAGATACAATGGCATCAGTGATTTGCCTTGTTCTAGATGTTGAGCTTCAATCTCAAATCCGTCACGATCGATGAACCGGTGATCGGGAGTAACATCAACATGCTCGCCGTTGTCAAGATGAACTCTTACAAGCTCTGCATTCTTACGAGTATATCCGGCCCACTTTATCAGACCAGGTTCTAGCTCATGAGTTAGCTTGTTCAAACTATAGACGTAATTTTGTTTTCCTTCAGAGTGCTCATCGATCAAATCCTTCAAGGAAACACGTCTTCCATCAAGTAAATCAATCAAAGTTGAAGGGTGCAGGCAGGATTGCCCAAAGAAGTAGTCCTGAGTTTGGCTAATCGGATTATAGACGCTGTCAATCCTATCAGTTCCGCCTGACTCGTTCGGTATGTGCTTTTGCTTCATCTCATTGCGCACAGCGTCAAGGTATGCCTTCACCCGCTGCGGGGGCATGTTGCCCACGTCGATGAAAAACACTCTGCGCTCCGGGGCCCGGACGATCCGGTAGATGATGACCGAGTCCTCAAGCAACGAGAGATGACGAAAGGCCTTGATGACCGGGAGGAGCACCGACTCGCCGAACGGCCCGTTCTCACCCATGTTTGAGGTGAGGGAGAAGTGCACGATCCCGGCAGCGGGGACCATCACGACGTCTCCGAACGCTCCCTGCTTGTTCTTTTCACCGACACGAACGTGATAGTGCTCTGGCTTGCCGTCGTCACTGATCGAGATCCCGATCACGTCGTTCGAGTCGATGTGCTTCCACTTCTTGAAGTCGGAGGTCTTCTGAAAGAAGCAGTCACCATAAACGACTGTAGTACGGGCGATGTCGAACATGATCGTGTTGAAGTCCTGCAGCTCGCTCCAGTGACGGAGCGCGGCGCGGACGGTCATCGTGACGGTCTCGGGGACCTCCTTGTTGTTCTCGTTCTGGTACATGATCTCGAAGAGCATGTTCGTCTTCGCGTTGGTCGACGTCATCTCCTCAGCGATCGTGTCGATCGCTCTTGAGACGAAGACGTCGGTGATCATGTTCTTGTACTGCTGGTACTTGCCGAAGCGTGAGGCGGCACCCTTCATCACCTTCGTGTACCAGCTGAAATTGGAATAAAGCTTGGCGGCTTCTGAGTTCGCGGTTACATAATTTGTTTTTGAAGGCGCTGGTTTTACTAGGCGCCAAAAGTCCGTGTAGCGGCCGCTCATGTGTTTTTCTCGTATGTGATCAAGATGAAGTCTCTAGTCTAGGTGAATATTTATCATGGCTCTGGAGCTCATGCGTAACCGTTAAGGATGATCCCGGTATCTTGCGCGTAATCAGGTCTGGACATCTTCCCAGACGAGTTGACCGTGCGAACGAGAGTGGCAAGAAGATCGGTGTGCTTCTTAAGCTCGTCAAGTTGATCATTTTTAGCGATCATGGTGGCAGGCGACGCGGTGATGGGAGTGGTTCCAGATGTCGAGTCCCACCCGGTGCCCTTTCCAAAGTCGATCCCGGCGCTAGCAAGCATCGAGCTAGAACCGCTGCCTGACTGCGAGAACGGAGGGTTGAGGATCGTGTTTGAGGTAGGGGCTTGGCTGGTGGGGGCTTGAGCTAGCTGTGTTCCCATCTGAGTTCCAGCTCCGAGGTCGAAGTAGCTGCTCGTCTTGGTTCCCAGCGCGTCCTGGCCGTTGATGCCGCGGCTAAGGTCGATCGCGCCACCGATCCCCTTGAGGTGAGCCGCGGCGAGGTACCCAGCTACCTCCTGGGGTGATGACTGTGGCGTGATCACTCCAGCCTTGATCAGCTGTCGATAGTGCATGTCGGTGTAAGCTTGAAATGCGCTCTCTTGAGCTTGTGGGTCATTCAAGAACCCCTGCATCCCACCTGGAGTCAGCCAGTTAGATGGATCACCCAGCCCTGAGTTGGTGGTTCCCTTCTTGACGAGACCCACGTCAACGAGCGCGGCAGCGCCCATCTGGTACTTGCCGATGTAGTTCCACTTATTGATCGATCCGTAATTCCCTCCGCTCTCGCGCTTTCCGATCTTCTCGGCGTAGGAGTCAAAGTTGTAAGGCATAGTGCTGGTAGAAGAACTTCCTGCAGACGTGGAAGTGCTAGTTGTATCAGATTGACTCTTTCCACCAAAAATTCCACCCAGCTTACGATCTATCCAGCTACCCCCTTCTGGTGCACCACCCGTGACCGCAAGAGTCCTGTTTAATTGATCTTGAGTGATCTTGCCGTCCTTAAAATTTTGTCTAGCTTCAGCTTCTTTGCTCTTGTCCATCTTGTAATTGATGTATGCTCCACCTCCTGCGATCGCCAGAGGAGCAACTACACCAGCCAACAGCGAGGTCCCTCCTACGGCAGCCGCTCCTGTAGCGGCTTCAGCTCCAGCGCCGGCAGCAATTCCCTCTGCAGCAGCTCCTGCAGCTCCACGCCCTAGAAAACGCCCTAACAATCCCTTAGCTCCGCTTCCCATCGAGGCAAGGTTCTTGACAAGCCCGCCGTTGAAGGCCAAAAGCAAAGCGGTCGCCCCGATAAGAGCTGCTGAAAACGGTTCAGCAAGAAGCATTCTAGCGTGCTCGATCGCCGGAGCTAGCACCTTGAAGGTGGTTGCCCACATGTTATCATCTTGAATCTTACGATTGTTCTCAGCCATATCCTTCTTTTGATCATCACTCATGTATTCTGTAGCCTTTTTCTGAGCATGCGCAGTGGCAGCAGTTTTGCCAGCAGCAACTTGATCCTCATACTCAACTCCACCCATTCTAGCTTGCCCGTAAGCATTTTGGGTTTGGTACTGGTTCTTGTCGGCCATCGCGCTATGTCCCACGTATAGCGCTTCTTGATACTTGAGCCCAGCGATGCTCGTCTTTTCCTTGTTGTACATCTCTGGATGATTCATGAAGAGATCCGTCATCTTCATCATCTCCTCATAGCTGTCTTGCAGCTGCTTTAGCTTCTTCTGGTCCTCTGGATCGGTGCTGTTTGCCAGCACGCCCATCTGCGCGGTGTAAGCTGACCTGATTCCAAGCCCTTGAGTCTGCCGATTGGTGATATCGTTCGCGTCCTTCCAACGATCATTGATGCGCCCGATCGACTCGTTGAACTTGACAAGCTGATCATTTGAAAATCCCATTGCCTTGAGGTTTGCAGCTCGCTGTCTGATCTCCTCCTCTAGCTGGTAGCGTCCCTTCTCGTCAACGAGGTTAAGCTTGCGCCTGATGTCGGACTCGTCGGACAGTTGATCCATCATGGTGCCGTACTCGTCATCTGTCATGCCGAACGTACGGTTAAACTCCTTAAACTGCTTGATGCTTGCGTTCAGGTTGTCACGATATGCCTTGCCAGCTGCGCCGTCCTTGGGTGTCAAGCCGGCGTTTCTGGATGACTCGATCATGCGAACGATCGCCTTGTTCGCATCCTTACCCAGGTACGAGAGGGAGGCACCTGCGTCTGCAGCAGCGTCACGAGCTCTAGAGATCTCGTCCACAAACGCGTCAACTCCCTTGACACCACCTCCTAGGTTATTGACGATGTCACGATTTCGATTGAGGATCTCCTCAAGATCCTTCGAGTTGATCAGGAGCCGGTGAGAGGCGAGCTGAAGCGTTCCAAACGCGCCAACCATCCCACGCTTTGACAAGCTGGCCATGCTCTCATAGGTTTGCCAGAATGCCTTTCCGAGCATCTCAGCACCGAAGGCTGCCTCACCAAACTTAGATACCGACTTGGTGATCCCGCCGACAAGCCAGTCTTGCGCCTTGTTTAGCTTGTCTCCGACAGCAAGAGCTTCACGGTGTGACTTAGCAAGATTTCTAACGGCTGGCGCTCCCTCCTTATAAGCATCGATCATGTCAAGAGACAGACCATGCTCCTTGTAACGATCTTTCAGCTGCTCGCGTGCTTGATCACGAGCCGCCTTAACTATCGCGGGGTGTGAATCCTTTGTGTTATGCCCACCCTTCTTGAGGATCTTCTTTGTAAGCTTTTCCTCTTCCTTGCTTAGCTTGATCGCAGCTTCATGACGCTTCTCGATCACGCCTAAGGTGAAAGCTAGCTCCTCGGATTTCTTCGTGAGATTTTTTTCGCTCTTGATGTGTTCGAGGGTTGCGTCATCTGCTAAACCGTTGGCCTTGATCGCTTCTAAGATCCCGTCGGTAAACTTAGCAAGGTGCTTCTTTGACAGAGTCTCCGTCGCGTCGACCAAAGAGTCGGTCGCCTTCTTGAGGTCATTAAATGACTTGATGAGTCCCTTGTCAAGGGTTGAATTGTTGTCGTCAGCCATGAGCTAAATAGAGGTTGGAGTCACAAAAGAGTATTTACTCAATCTTCCATGCCGACAAATCTTGATGATCTGGGGATCAGCATCCTTGAACCGATGCTGGTCGAGCACTATTACAACGACCTAAAGGGGGTGCTGGTGCAGGACATCATGCAGCCCAACGCTCGAGGCATGATCCTCGACCTGAACTCTCTTCCTACCGACCCGATCAACATCAAGGAGGCGGTCATCAGGTGGTTGATCAGCGTCAATCTCACTCGGCTGAACGGTGGTGATGAACCGATCGTGACGCTAGACCTTCTCCTGAAGTGCCCGGTCTGGAAGGTGATCAGCCCGCCGCTTAAGTACGTCACGCTGACCAAGGACGGAATGTTTCAAGGAGCGATGAACAAGCCCAAGCCAGGCGTCATTCAACCCACCTCTAGACCGATGCCGGGCAGCATAAATAAGAAAAGCTCATAACATAGGAAATTACACATATGACGGACATCAGTACAGGTAACCCACTACTCGCAAAGGTCAAGCTACCGGGCCGAGTCTTTCAGCTGCCCTCGCGAGGGCTCTTCTACGATCCAGGAGTGTTGGCTGATCACGTGAATGACGGTGAGATTCAGGTCAAGCCGATGTCAGGGCTTGTCGAGCTCAAGGTTCGGTCAGCTGATCTCTTGATCTCGAACAAGATCATCAGAGAGATCTGTTCGGAATGCGTGCCTGATATCTTGAAACCTGAGATGCTTCTCTCGAAGGACGTTGACGCGATCTTTCTCTTCCTGCTTACGTCTACGTATGGTTCAGACAAGAGGATCAAGTCATTTCAC